TAGGCCTGCGCGAGCGGATGCAGCACCACGCTCGGGATCTCGCCCTTCGGCATACCCTCGGAGACCAAGGTTGCGCGGGCGAGTGCGAAGGCGAGATAAGAGGTCGGCGGCGTGCCGAAGACCCCGCCCTGAAGGCCTGTGTTCTGGAATGCGAAGTAACTGCCGTCCGAATCGATTCGATTTCCCACCGCGCGGCAGGCCGGCATAATGAAGCGCTCTTCGAACTCATCGATATCGAGCACCATATTGATGGTGTTGAACTGGATATCGACGTGAAACTGGTACAGGATCGAGACCGGGACATAGTTCTCGACCGAGGGCTCGACATTGAGCGCGGGGCCAAAGGTGCCCAAGTAGCGGGGCGGCAAGCGCACATTGCAGGTGCCACCTATCTTGCGCCCTTTGACGCCGAATTCCTTGTCATACTGACGGTTGAACTTGTCCGTCATGATGCATTCGTTCGCCAACACAGGCAAAGCCCTGTTGGTAATCATGCTAATCGTCAGCAGTTGATTCGCAATTTTCGCTGCTCCCTAGCAGCGCCGGCATAGGCGCAAAAGAGGACCTTCAGTGGTCCCGCTTATCTAGTGCCGTTTTCTTGCCGTGAGATTCACCTTGTGCTTTCTCTCCCAAGTGCGTACGACCTGTGAGCCGGTCATGTCCGCTTCGTCTTTTGTAACTTGGGCTGCACTGCCGGTGTTCAACGGCCGAATGATCGGCGCTTGAACGCGGGGCTTACTCGGGGCTGATCCCGTCTCTGGACTCGGCTCATCGCCGTTTGTCTGACTCGGCTTTGCGCCGTTTGCTGCTTTCGCGGGTGCGAATGGCTGTAATGTACTCTCAATTTTACCGATTGCAACTAGCTGCTTGGCGAGCGCCTTCTCGTACGCGGCTGTACGCCGGTCGAGCCCCTCGGTCATCTTCTGAATGTCCTCGAGCGCATGCCCCCCCTCGAGTGCATCTTTGGCAAAGTAGTAGCCCAACTCCGCGAACATGTCGGACTCTTGCATGTAGCTTGCGACCATCGGCGGCACTTCCAAATCTACCGCGCCCGTCACTTCTTTGAAGTCCGGCACGAGTTCGGTGGCGCGCTCGATACGAGCCGAAGCGTGGCGCACGATCTCGTGCTGGCGCGCTTCCTCGCGGCGCTTGTTCTCCTCGGCCTGTTGCACTTTGAAGCGCTGATCAACCTTGAATTCGACCACCGCATCTTGATAAGCCTGATCGGTGTCGAAGTCCTTGCGCTCAGGGGCTTTGGACTCTTCGGCCTTAGGCTGCGGCGCTTTCGCCTTGAGTTCCGCAAGTTCCCGCTCTAAGTGCTCCGCGCGCTGTTCGGCCAATTGCGCCTGGTTGTATTGATTGAGCGCTAATTCTTCGGCCTCCTTTTGCATGCGATGCTTGCGTCCGATGGTCGCCTGCATGGCTTTGGTGAATTCGCGTTTCTGCTTAGGCGTCAGTCCGTCTTCGCCCTCGACATCGTCCGGGTCCACGCCCTCAACTGCCGGTTTAGCACTCGTATCACGCGCTTGCGTTGATTCGGCGTCGGTGCTTCGAGTTCCAGTAGCTTGAACGTCTGATTGACCAGCTTTGTCACCTCGATCGGTAGTCTTTTTCCCATCGTTCCCCTCACGTTTGGCAGCCTGTGCGGCATTATCCTCGGCAATGCCCTTCGGCACCGGAATAGTGCCCGTGAGCGTTGCCTCAACTAGATCCGCACTATCCAATACTACGGTAGTCATATTCGATCCTATGCCGCTTCGGCGGCCTCCCTGGCTGGATTCTCAATAGCAATGCGTTTGGCTAAGATCTCGGCTTCTGCCGTATCGCCTTGGCGCTCACGGTGAATGCGCGCCAAATCTAAGCGCACACAGATGAACCATTCGATCATCTCGGTGACGTGCCGCCGGCCGGCATAGGAGAGCCGTTCTCCGAATAGATCGTAAGCCAACACCTGAAGGCCGGCGCGATATTCATCGAAATGGGTCAGGAACTGGCTATCGCCCAGTTTGTCCCTATGCCCCATGGGGTGGCCGAGCAAATTGCGATAAAACGGCTCCGGTGCCAAATGGATCGCCCCTGTTGCGAGGATTGATGGCAGATCCGCGAAGGCCCAGTAAGCGCTCGTGCGAGGGCTTAAAGGCACCGGAGCCCGATAGATCATGTGTTCGGGCCAGACATGCTCCCGGATGATGAAGTTGAAGAGTTCCTTGCCCTCATCAGCCGTGAAGGTCTGCGGCTCCGGCACCTTGAAGGCATTGCAGTAGGGCTTACCCTCTTCCTCGAGATACAACTCGCACGGGGCGCAGTAAGCCGCGACTTCGGGGTGCGCATCTAGATACGCTGTTCCACGTGAAACCCGATCGGGCAGTAAATAATCATCATCCCCACAGTAGATCGCGTATTGGCCGGTCGCGAGCTGCAATGCCGCCAAGAAGTTCGGGAATGCGCCGATGTTCTCAGTCTGCCGGTGATAGCGAATATCGGCAGAGAACTTCAAGTCACTGGTGTTATCGGTCGAGGCATTATCAGAGACGATGATCTCGGCGTCGGGGAAGTCGGCGCGCAGACGCTTGAGGCCCCACGCAAGAAACGGCGCACGGTTATGCGTCGGGATGCAGATGCTAAGCTTTGCCATTGCTGCTCTCTGCCGTCTCGCCCGCTTCGATCATGCGCTCGGCAGCCCGTGCATCGTGACCTGCCTGTACATGAGTGTCCAAAATCTTACCGCCCGCTTTGATTTCCTCCACCGCAAGCGCCGTGTGTGAGCGAACCATCGTATCCAAGCGCTTGGTCTTGTTCGATTCCTCCACATCGTGCGCCTTGACGGTGGCGTCCAAGTGCGCCTTGGTGAGCCCGAGTTTAAGATCCTGCTGAGCTTGCGCGAGCGCCTGCTTCAGTTGTTGATTTTCATTCGCGAGCGCCTGCACCAGCGACCTGGCGCGGTTCGACAGGCCCGCCATGATCTTCTTCAACCCTTCGGGATTATTCGCCATCAGCCGGTCCGCTATCTCTTGCATATAGGGATGATCGATCGAGCGGAACACAAGATCTGGGGCGGTCTTTGCGATGATCTCGGCCAAGGCTTCGATTTGCAGCAGATTGATCAGGTTCTCAGCGCCCTCTTCCCTGCGTGTCTCGTAGCCGGGCCCTGTGTCCATCACCACATCGTAACGCCCGACCGACATATCGTTCTTGATCGTGATGATGCCGGGCTCCTCCTCGACCGCCTCGTTTAAGGTCTTCATGTCGGGTATGCCATCCTCACCGATGATGCGCTGCACTCGCCCGGGCTTGTTGTAATAGTGCGGGATCCATTCGAGCATCACGCGCCAGAGTTGCGCGATCATGAGAGTCAAATTGTCGTAATACTGATAGTGGGATTGATCCGAGAGCCCCTGGCGCTTCTGGATGGCTTTACCGGAAACAACCTGCCCCTGCATGTCCTGGCCCGGTTCATTCGGCATGCCGGCGACCGCCAAAAGATTGGTGCGCATGCCTTGCACGAACTCGGCAAAACCCGCCTCCACTTGCGCGGGCTGCTGGCGCACGGGCGGCGGCAGCGGCACATCACCTTGTGCCGTCTGAACGGTGACCACTTTATAGGTGAGTACCCCGAAGGAGGCGCGATTGGCATCGTCCCATTCGGGATGGCCGGCCAATTGTCCCTCGGCGACCACCCACTGCGCCTGCGGAGAAAGCCCCAAGCGCTTGATCTTGGCCGTCTCGCCATAATCGACCATGCGTTGCGGATCCATCATCGCTTCGATCATGCCGCGGCGGCGCACTTTGCCGTCAATATCGCGGGCATTGCCCTGACAGCGAAACACCGGAATCCAGGTGCCCGGAATAATCTCGCGGTCAATGACGCGGGTGCCGTTCAATTTGAACCACTCGACCCTGCGCCTTAGAGAAGCGCGCTCATCGACGATCTGTGCGCCTATGGCGGCGAGCGAGGCATCTGGGGGCATATCGGACTTGAAGCGGGCGAACTCCTCGCCACTGCGGCCGCGGATGAGATAGAGTTTTTCATTCTTCTCGGTGATGCGAAAGTACTCCGCTATGCGGATATCTTCCTTGTTCTCCCAGTCTGCGCTCTCGGTATCGCGGCCGCTGTCTGCCCATTGAGCATTGTCCATGCGCGGGAACTGGCGCTTGTACTCGGCGCGTTTCATCTTGATCGATATGAGCACCCAGCGCGCATCCTGGCCCGCGGGCATGATGGCCGAGGGGTCGAAGTACACGGTGAAGGTATTCATGATCGGCAGGATGCGCAGATCCTTATCGAAGCTATCGGGCGCCACGAACTCGGAGATCATGCGGCAATAGCCCCAGCCGCCCGTTACTGAGCAATCGGCGGCCGTGTCATAGGCGACAGAGGCTTCCGAGCGGTACTCGACGTGCCGACCGATGCCGTTGATGAGCTCGGCCTTCTCGATATCCGCGCCATCGCCTACCGGATGGGCCTTGCCGCGCGGGCGTTGCTGCTTGATGTTGTTGATTACCCGGGTGGCGAGCGCATCGGTCAGGTTGATGGTGAGTTCAGGGGTATCCTGGCTCGCAGTGGTTGCATAGTCGTTATCCCAATGCCCGATGCCCTCACGGAACAGCATCGCCTCTTTGGCGCGCTGGCGGTTGTCTGATTCGGCGTCCAAGCACAAATCCAGGCGGTCGCGGGCTTCGTTGAAAATCTCAGCTTCGCTGATCGCATCGAAGTCCGGGTCGCGGTAGCTCATGCCCGCATCCAGCTATTCGGGCTCGGCCTGCGGATCTGCGGCTGCACCACGAGCGGCTTCTCATCGCTGTGCTTACAAAGCTCAGGGAACAGGTCGCTGATACCCCACATCATCGCATCCGCATGATTGGGGCTGTGATCGCCCATAAAGCCATTGGTGGTAAAGCCGTATAGCTCGTCCTCAAGCTCAGGGAAATAGCCCGCGAGGCGCACCCGGCCCATCTCCATTAGGGCACTGACTGGCTCAGCCCTGACAGTTTTTCCTCGAGATGCCGTAACCGGTCTAAATGGCGTTCGAGGTCGGGCAGAATGGATAACGCTGCGGACCATCGCCCCTCCGAAATTGATCTCTGCAACGATTCGATCAGCGCGGTGACGCTCGAAGGCAC